GTCATCTGCACCCGCACCAGCCACATGAATACTGACCCTAAAGGTGATTCCTGATCCACCCCGGTTGCATACAACTAATGAGCTTACTGTTGTCTGGGCAAGATTAGGAGCCGTGTAAAGCACTGTTGTTGTAGTAGCACTAACATCAAGCTGCCCCAAAACCTTTATAACGTCACTCACGATGCCCCCATTAACAGAAACTGAAACCTTCTCATTGCTAGAGACCCCGGCTTGTCGCCTTGAGTTTTAGCAAGATCAACGTCATTTTCTAGTTGGTCTAAGGCAAATTCTAATGTTCTTCTGGTAATTGCTTCATTCTGAGTGTTGTACTCAGCCATTGGTACAGGAAGCGGGTTTCTGCGTCTTTCTGCCATTACCTTCTCCCGTCCTGCCTCATGCCAAACCTAAACCCACCTAACCTCCAACCAAAGCCAGCTTGATCTGATTCTATTCTTAACGTGGCATGTCTAGACCTAGTTCTGACATTTGACTGCTTGGTAGAAGATGTAATGGTAGATGTAGCTAATGAAGCTGGGGTTTCTAAAGGATAGTTACTACCCTTAATAGTCATTGTTATTTCAGGACTAACCCCTGAAAAAGTAAAGTCAGGAACTACTCTGTCGATCATAATAAAGTTATTGCCATCGCCAATCTCAAGATCTCCAGACTCTATGTATGCAGTCATAGCAGAACCATCGTCATCAAAGCCTTGCTCATGGTTATAGATGTAATTAGAGTCTGAGCTTGTAATAGCACTAGAAGCAATCGGCCCGTCAAGAACCCCGCTATCAAGCCAAGCACATCTAGCCAGAGTGCCGATAGCCCAAAGGTTTTCAGCATAGTTGTAGCTTACATAGTTAGAGACTTCTCCCCCATAACCAGTAGCAGGGTAAAACCATATGATTTCTGAGAAAGCATTATTTTCTGCCGCAAAAACTTTAAAGGCTTGGGTGATATCTAGATTACTTAAAACATAATCTTGAACTGAGCAGGGTATTTGTTGCACCGCGCCGTTATAGATATAGAACCCAGTTTTATCCATAAAGTAAACATTTCCTCTAGCGTTAACCGCAGCATTAGGAGATATCATGGATACATCAGAGCTAATTGTTGTAAATTGAAAAACGAAAGGTGCGCCTACAAACCTCATAGAATGAACAGAAACATCTGTCCAGATTAGTATTTCTTGCCTTGTCTGAACTGCGCCTACAATTTGACTGCCAGAGTTTACCCTTACTCCTCCAGCGGTATTAGTTGCTGTTGGAGTCCAATCAGCAGCATTTTCTTGGTCAGACCACCTGACAAGCAAAGCATCTTGAGCAGCAGATCCAATTGTATTAGCTCCGAAAGCAATAACATGCTTATCGTTATCACTAACAAGGACTTGCGCTGAGACTGTAGGGCAATCAGAGGCTCCTCCTAACTGAGTTATGTTAATAGCCCTGTTCGTTAACCCGCTAGAGCTATCCCAATAAAAGATCCCGCTGTTTCTTGCATTAAAAATTAAATCTTCACCAAAGTTATCTTGGCTATAAAGTCTTAGCTGACCAGAAACACCAATCCCAGATCCACTCCCCCAAGTTGAGTCGCCCCAAGGGTTAGAACCCCAGCCAGCAGCAGAAACATAACTATTTAGTCCTGTGGTAATTTGATACGCCCCTACTGTTGAGGAGCCGCCATTTCCGCTGTCGCTTGCGTTTGCAGTAACTGTAGTACCAGAAGTGTCTTTAGCTGTAATAGTGTAAACGTTTGCGCTTGAAACAGAAGCTACCTGATACTCTTGATTTAGTACCGCAGCGATAATGTTCCCGCCTAAACTAGCAGCATCAGAAAAAGTAACGAAATCATCTTTTGCCGCTCCGTGAGCAGTGTCAGTAATAGTAATAGTAGAAGAACCGTTAGTAGCAGCAAATGTAACATCACCCGCACTTGTGGTGCTTCTAATAGGAGTCACATCATTTGGATTTAAACCTTCAAAAATATAAAATTTTAGATTAGTTCCAGCACCTATATATTTTACAGATTGAAGAGAAGCCCAAGCAAAAAGAGATCGACAAAGACCAAGAAAAGCAGTTGTATTAAACTTAGTCCAACCGCCTATTTTTTCTGGCCTTCCTTTTCTAAATCTAATTTTGTCAGAGTCAAACCAGCCAGAATCGGCAGTATACTCAGTGCCTTCTTTATCTACACCGGGAGCAAATTGTATTTTCTGCAAAGGCATTTTTATTTACTCTAACGAACTAGATTTGTATTTCTTGCATTTAAAGAATTAACCAAGCTAGACAACCCCCTGCCTCTCCCGTTCATTCCTTGCATGTTAGAGGATCTACCAACACGCCCTCCCCCAGAAAGTTCGGTTTGTCTAAATATACTACCCATGTTTATGTTTTTAAGGGCCGCTGCTACAGCCTCTGGGTCTCCACCGTTAGCTCTAATTTGAGCTATAGCTTCAGGGGTAAGCATTGTAGACCCTATGGTTTGAGAAGGTTGATTAGCTCTTTTGTTTGCTATTTCCATCATATCAGGAAGCTCTGCTCCAGCAGCAACAGCTTTTGAAATAGTAGAAGGATCGAGACTATCTTTCTCTATACCCGCTTTTAATGCTCCAGTTAACTTAGTAGCATACTGCTCTTCAAACCCTTCAGATGGCCCTTTATTAAGCATCCAACTAAGCCATTCATTTTCACTCATCCTGCCGTCATCGTTTAAGTCCCCTCCAGCTTTGTCAAAAGTGGCAAAGTTTCCTTCAGTAAAAGGCTTCCCGTCATATCGAGTTCCATAAGGATTGCCTCCTTCTACAGGATCAGGAGTTGGTCTAGTTCCCGGCATATAATTTCCTGATGGGGGAGCGTCAGGGTTTTGAGCAGCATGATAAGCTTCTAATTCAGCGTTATTAATAATCCCGTCGCCGTCAGTATCTTCTCCTCCGTTATTAATAATCCAATTATAAGCAGCTTCAGTTAACGGCTTTCCTGCTCTATCAACACCATAGTTTCTAGGTTGAACTGTTCCATCGTTACCATAAGGATTATCTGGCTCTCCGGGGCCACCAAGCCCTCCTTCTGGTGCGCCGGGAGGAGTAAGACGAGGGCCAAGAAAACCGGGGTTAGCCATGCCTCTTCCATAACCTCCTCCAAAAAATCCTCCTATGCCAGCACCTCCCTCATCACGGTCATCAACGCCATTCATGTTTGAATCTTGAAAATCAGAAGTTCTTATAAAACCACCGCCTCTTCCTCCTTTCCCTCCACCGTTATTTCTTCTGTAAGGGTTTTGAAATAAAGCATTAGAGTAAAGAGGCATGTCTGGCCTGTTTCTAACCATATCTAAAGTATTTAAAGAGCCATAGGTTCTGTTAGACATTAAGTCTTGAGGGCCGCTCATTGCTGATATTAGGTTTTGAGTTCTTACTGGAGAACCATAGCCGGGATCTCTAAAAGGTATATTTGTTGGAATTACCTGACCCATACCCCCGCCTCTTATTGGCTCAAAACTGCCGCTTCCGGGGAAGGGAGAGGGCATAGGATAAGGCGAAGGCATACGAGGGGATGGGTATCTTGGCAAATATGCTCCTCCAAAACCACCATCAAAACCACCACCAAAACCACCGCCATATGGAGGCATTGATCTCTGATATGGGTTGTAACGAATCATATAGATCTCCTGCTAGTCAGCCTCAGCTAACATTCTGTTTTTTAATCTTTCAGCCCTTTCAGGGGTTTGTTTTGCCCAACGACTATCCATCATTTCAATAGATGCTTTGGCGTAATCTTGATCTTCAACTGCTAATTTCATATTTTTAAAATTAGAAAGACCTCTTTGACCCAACTGAAAACACATGTTTATTAAAATGTGCTGAACCTCTTGAGGCAAATCTTCCCAATTAGAATATATTTTTTGACACCCACCTAAAGCTATCTGGATGTCTTCTTGAAAAAGCTCATAACATCTTCCCTCTGATATTTTCTGGTCTTCAGGAACTTTGTTATCGTAAGCCTCATAAATTGAAAGGCTGTTTTCTGTGTCTGTTTCTAAGACTTTATGGCCTATTCCTACTGTTTTATGTAGCTCACTACATAAATAACAATGAAGTATTTTCCCTTCGTCCGAAGCAACCTCGTTATAGACCTGCTTTACATCTACAGTCATCGAGCCGCCTTTCCAATAAAATATCCAAATACAAAACCAACAACCAAAGCAATCTCCATTACTTGTCGCCCCCGTTGTTTTTAGCATTGGTATAAGCTTGTGCGGAGAACCACACCGATATTAGTCCACCAACACTAACAAAATAGATGCTGCTCATATCCCCCAGAACATCTGCTGCTTTACTTAATCCTAACAAGTCACTAATAACAACAAGAGAGGGATAAAGCAGCATCCCAAGAAGAGCCAACCAGCACATGTTTTTTTGAGCATCAGCTTTTTCATGCAAAACTTCTAGCTGCTGAAGTCTTTCTGAAGACTCTATTTCTTCATCGCTCACAACACCGTCCCCATCTGCATCATAACGATTATAACTAGAATTTGGTTCTAGTTTTTTAGGACTCACGCTGAAACCTTTGGTTTTTTCATCTTCACATAATTTACTACAAAATGGTCTTTTATTAAGCTTTTTGGCTCTCCTAGCCTGACCAACTTATTATGTCTACGCATCAGCGGAGGAACCGTTGGAACTATATCTTTGCCGTGTCTATATTGAGTTACAGGAACGCTATCTAATATTTTTAACCGCCCACAACGCGGTGCGCCAAAAGTAACAATTTCAACTGGGGGTATTTCATCTCTTGTCATTAACGCGCCAAGAATAAGAGCTACTGCTCCTCCTAGACTATGCCCGGTAAGAATAATGTTTTTGTGATCAATGTCTCTTTCTAGGCATACGCTAGTTACTTTATTAACTAAACGTCTTGATGCCTTCAAAAACCCCGCTGGACACCATCCTAATTCCCGTGTCCAGAGAGGAAGTATTCGCATATCTCTAAGAGCGTCTTTGGGTTCATCAGTCCCGCGAAATGCAAAGATATTGCCCTTAACCAAAACTTCAATATTGGCTTCTTCAAAAGTACATTTTTTGTAGCTTTCAGCGCATATGCTAGATAGCTTTTGATGGCTAGTCATTTTCTACTGACCTGTCTTCTGGGTCACGCGCACAATCCACATGATCTGAGCTACGCTTTATTTTAAATGCTCCGCTTACAAAAGGAATAGTGCTTGGAACTTCAAACTCGTAAGTTCGCTCTCCGCACAGCACGACTGACCCGCAGCCTTGAAGCAATAAAAGTAACGCAACAACCAAAATCTTCATAAAATTCTCACTTAAACAAAAATGTACCTTCTCTTACTGTTTGCGGCAAACAATAGGAGCTAATGTTTTCTTGCCAAACATACTGTTGTTTATCTGGCCCTAACTCTCCTCGCTCTATAGCTTTAGCAAATTGATTACAGCGATATACATTCTCAAACAACATGTCGTTTGTACTTACTGTAACCCCGTCAACAATAACAACCAGCAAAAAAACCATAATCATTGTTGACGATAAATCCAAATAGCCGCAAACAAAAAAATCATAAAGAATGCCCATGCAAAAACGGCTGTACCTATTAACTTCATCGTCTTTTTAAACTCAGCTTTTCTAATCTTAATTAGTCTGAGTTCTTTCTCATGCGCGTATCTGCTTTCCTCCATGCGTTTCTTGATGCTGGTGTACAAATCGTATTGCCCCTGCATCATACAAACATCTTTAAGCTGTTGGTCAAAGTTAGCTAACTGTCGCTTTGCTGACTCCATTTTTAGAGCTTCTTTGTAGCTCATTGCGCCAGCTTTGTTTTTTTCTACATCCCTGTACTGTTCATCTGCTTCAGCCCACTTGCCAACAATGCTATCAAGGTTTCCTTTACCTTCTTTAAGGGTGGCGATTCCGCTGTTTAAAGCCTGTAGCGCGGAAAGTACAGCGGCTACCTCGCCTAGCAATCACAAATACCTTGCCAGAAATACTGATGCTAGTATAAAGGGATACACCCCCCATATTGCGTGTTCTAAACGATCCATACGGGCAGAACCTCGTTCAAGCCGTTCTTCAATACTTTTAAATCTTAAAGCGCACTCTCTTTCGTGAGATTCTAATTCTTTCATTAGTCGGGCCAGTTTTGTGCGTTCATTAACCATCTCCAATCGGTCTTGAGTCTTCAACTACAATCCAAGAACCTGAGTCTTCGTTCCATCCATACATATCTGTTGTATTTGATGGATAATTAACAGGAGCTTCCCAACCGCAAGTATCTTCATTTAAAACCCACGATGGGAAAGGCTTTGGTCTTAGAAAAGCATCTCTAGTTCTATCGTAAGAGTATCCGATTCCTGCATAATTCTTCCGTAAAGGTCTTCCTTCTGGATGCTGACCGTCATTAGTATTGTAAGAAGTTTGTACCCAATCCCCACTTAAAGTATCAATAAAATCTTGTTCTGCGACAATTACTTCTGTTACAAGATTATTTTCAATTTTTGCAAAATGCGCCATTATTCTTCTTCACTCTTCATATCTGATAATAACAATTCCTGACCCACCAGCACCACCGCCTAACCCGCTATTGACGGCATAGTTGTATCCACCACCGCCACCGCCTCCAGTGTTTGCTGAACCTGCTCCACCACGCGCAGTGGTTGGGCTATTACCTGTACCTGTTCCGCCACCTCCTGCTCCACCAGCACCAGCAATCATACCGCCACCGCCACCAGCATATGAAGTGCCTAGTGATTTCCAATCTAGCCCTGCGCCACCCGCACCACCACCGTTGTCTCCTTGTGCATCTTGACCTACTGCGCCTTTACCACCACCTCCAGCACCATAATATCCCGGCTGTCCACCACCACTAGTAGCGTCACCTCCAGCATTGCCTTGCCCTGATGTTCCTGCATATCCCGAGGGAATATTTTTATCAGAGTCCCAATAATATCCCCCACCTCCAGATCCGCCTGTACTCCCAACTTTATTGTAGGGATTGTCTACACTGTGTCCTCCAGCTCCTGCACCTCCACCGATTGCTGTTTGTGAAAAAGCACTTGAATTACTACCTGACGCACCTACAGTTCCTGCCGCTGTATAAGCCGCACCAG